CGAATAAAGTCATAAAACTCTTTACGGGTCTTTACATCTTCCATAAAGTCTTTAGATAGTTTAGAAGTAACCATCGAACAACCATCATGCTTAACCCCTCTAAGACAAGCACAAGTATGGGTTGCTTTGATAACTACAGCAACCCCTTTATTCAATTCACAAACTTCATCAATAGCTTTATGAATTTGCATTGTCATTCCCTCTTGGATCTGTGGCCGACGAGCATAATATTCAACAATACGGTTTAGTTTACTCAGACCAATTACCCGTCCTTCAAGAGAAGGAATATAAGCAACATGCGCTCGACCTGTGAACGCAAGATGATGATGACTGCAGAGGCTCTTAACGGGTATATTAGTCTGAGCAACTATACCATCGTAACCATCAGATGGAAACGAAGTAACTTTTGGAGGTGAATTATAACAACCTGCAATAAGATCTTTAACGAAAGACTTAGCCACCCGATGCGGTGTATTGTCACTATTAGGGTCTTTACGCCAATCAAAACCAAGTGCATCTAGAAATGCTTCATAAGCTTTAGCAGCATTTTCAATAACAATGCTTTGCTGTTCATCTGTTAATGCCACCGAACTATTAGCTGTCGGTAATACAAATTCTTTTACTCTCTGTTCGTCAGTCATACTGAAATAATATGATATTTACTTTTAAGTTCAACCGTTTAAATATAACACAATGAATCCAATTTTAGTAACATGCGCATATTTCGGTAGATCTTGTACGGTTATAGGCGGTAAAGATGTTGAAGAGGAACAATATATTTCATCTCTCCGTAATTTAGCTAATTTAAAACTACCTGTACACTTATATTGTTGGCCAAATAAAGTTGATCTTTTAACTGAATTAACAAAACCATATTTTGATAAAATTAAAATTATTGGTTGCGATTTAATGGATTATCCTAGGTCAAAAGAAATTTTAAAAACAAAAGAAAAGTTTGTTAATATAAAAAACGGTGCCGGAGAAGATATAACATACTCCCCACGAAATGAACTACTTTGTCATTGGAAACTTAAATGGTGCAGTAATGCAAGAAATAATGAATGGGGTTGTGATAAAGTTTTTTGGATTGATGCGGGCGTTACTGAATGGTCTAAAATTCCAAAATCAATGGGAGGAGCAGAATATGTATACAAACGTAAATTTTTAGAAGAATATAAAGATGATCATTATTGGCCTATAAACCAAAATAATATTTTTAATGAAAAAATTTCTGATGGTATAAAACGTATTTTTGCTAAAAATGAATGGTTTTTTATATATCAAAATTCACCTAATGATAAATTGTCTACTTACGATTGGGATATAAATGATAAAAAAGTTAGTAAAATTTTAAATAAAACGATGGGGTGGCAATTTCCAAAACAGTTTAAAACTGGTGATTTTTCTATGCAATATCCTTTATGGACAGTAGGTACGTTTTTTGGAGGTTCATTTGATTTTCTAGATAAAAAAATTATACCTTTATACGATAAACTTTTTAATATTTTTACTGACGATGATGATATTTTACCTTTTACTGAAGAGCCTTATTATAGTATTATTGCGTATGAATATAATTTAAATTTATTTTGGTTTGATTCGTGGAATCATTGTTTACCGGATGAACCGTGTTTTCATAATAGTGTTTTAGAAAAACCTTTTTATACTACTTTATTAGATACAATAAAGTATGAATGATTAAATAATTTAAATGAAAAACTTTGATGACATATTAACAGGTTGTCTAAAAAGCAAGGGGTTGAGATATATTAGATTCAAAGTTGACCCTACCTTAAACAAAGGGTTTGACGAAAGTGAAAGCTATGAAGGCTTTGTACTACATGAATTAACTAGTGAAGGTTGCGGTGGTCCTATTACTAATGGCATACCTCCTATGCTAAAAGTATTAATGCCTGGAGGACCTATGCCCGGTATATTTGATATTAAAAAACCTATTATAACACCTAAAAAACAAAAAGCTTTAGATGTTTTTAAAAAATTTATAGCTAAAAAATTAACAAAACAACTTGACAATAAACAAATTAAACAAATTGCTAATACTAACAATATTAATGATATTGAAGTTTATTTAAGACAAGCTGGTTTAAATGATAAGGAAATCATTAACTTATATAAGAAAATTTTACAACATGCTTAAAAAAGGTAAAACAGATAAAATTATAGGTGATAATATTAGTGAGCTTATGGGATCCTATAAGAAAAAAGGTAAAATAGGTACTAGTAAACCTTCTTCTAAAAATAAAGCTCAGAAACAAGCAGTAGCTATAGCTTTAGATAAAGCAAACGAATCTAAAATGGATAAAATTGCTTCTAAATATATTAATAAAGATATAGCTCAACAAATTTTAGAGAAAAAAGCTACTTACTGCGGTAGGTGTGGTCATACCCATGTTAAAGGCACAAAGTGCCCTAGACCATTTAAAAAGAAGAAAAAGTCTTGATAGTTTCTGATATATACCTATAATAAGGTATGGCTAATTTTGAAAGTACTAAAATTATTGAGCTTGGTTCGTGTGCGTTTCGTCAACCTCAAGCTAAGTCACATTGTAGATTTCTTCACGGTTATAGACTAACTGCAAAATTTTGGTTTAGTTGTAATGAACTAGATGAAAATAATTGGGTTGTAGATTTTGGTGGTCTTAAAGGCCTTAAAGAAAAACTTCAACAACACTTCGATCACACTACTATTATTTCTAAGCATGACCCTTTTCTAGATGACTTTAATGATCTAAATCGAAAAGGTGTTATTGATCTTCGTATTGACGATGGAGTTGGTATTGAGATGTTTGCTAAGAAGTGTTTTGATATTGCAAGTATGTATGTATCAGCAATGACTGAAGGTAGGTGTGATGTAGAGAAGGTTGAAGTTTGGGAACATGAAAGTAATAGTGCAACATATACTAATAAGCATGTACAAACTATGACTTTTAAAGAAGATGTAGTTGAAGAAAAAGCTCCATCCCCGGAATTGAAAACAGAACCAGAAACAGAGCCGGTTAAACACACTGAACCTGGTAAAGATCCTAATAACCCATATGCTGCAGCAGTTGGACCTACTAGAAAAACTCATGATCTTTCAAACCCATTCGGTGGTACATCTTGGGGGTCTACTCAAGGTGATAGTATGAGACGATAATGGATATCGAAAGAGATCCATCTATTAATAAACTACAGCAAGATGTTTTTGCTAAATTAGCAGAAATATCAAAACCCTTACCGGGTGAAAAAATACCTCTTCGGGACGATATAAAAACAATATCGCCTGAAGAGGCTATTAAAGAGTTACTTGAGATGGAAAAGAATCAAACAGATTCTAATACCTGAACAATATGTTTAAGTAACTTGCTTCTTACAATTTCAGATTTTTCAAACTTAAATGCATGAATACCGTTGACAACACTATTATCGGTATCAAAAGCCTGTAAGATGGGTTTAAACCCCGATTTACCGTTAATATCACTTTGGTTAGTGTCGCCTATAATAACGTATTTCGTTTCCTCACCACATCTTGTTAACAAAGTAACAAGCTCTTGCCTTGTGAGATTTTGAGCTTCATCAATTATAACAACAGAGTTATGAAATGTTAAACCTCTTGTAAAATTAACAGGGAGACATTTAATATACTCTTGTTTTATTAATTTATCTGATGTTGTTTTAGAAACTAATTCATCAAGCTTGTCTATTAATGGTAAAGAATAAGGTTGGAATTTTTGATCTAATTCACCAGGCAAATGACCTATCTTTTGCGTAGCTGATTCAACTACGCTTCGCAGGTAAATAATTTGCTCTACCTTTCTTGCTTCTAATAATGTCAATGCTCCATAAACTGACAAATATGTTTTAGCTGTACCTGCAAATCCATCTGCAAATACCATTTTCGTTTTTTCATCTATTAAGGTTTGTATAAACCTTTGATGTTTTTCCGAAAATTTAAACTTTGACTTAATGTTAAAGTTTAGTTCCCAATTTTGTTGTTCATAATCATTTGTATTAAATGATTCCGGTTCGAAAATTGCGGCTAACCGCGAGTTTTTTCTTCCCATATACATGTATTTATGCTTGAAGAGTTAGTTGTCTATATTATAATAATAATATGATTGAACTTAAGGATGAGACTATTTTTCTTAGTGACGATAAAGTGTTTTATACTATTGAGGGTGAAGGTGAGTATGTTGGTATGCCATCTGTGTTTATGAGGATGTCCATGTGCAATCTCAGTTGCATTGGGTTTAAGTCTGAAGATGCACCATATGGTTGTGATAGTTACATTTCATGGAGTATCAAAAATAAGATGTCTTTTTATCATATTAGGTGTATGATGGAAGATAATGGTTATAAAGATCATTTGTTTAATGGTGCTATTCTTAAACTAACTGGCGGCGAACCTCTTATTCAGCAAGCTAAACTTCTTAAGTTCATCGATTACTTGAAGCAAGAGTGGGGGTTTGTACCTCGTATTGATTTTGAAACTAATGCAACTTTATACCCTGAAGATAGGTGGGTTAAAGATTTTCAAGCAACGTTTACTACTTCACCTAAACTAAAGTCAAATGGTGATCCTAAAGGTAAACGTTATATTGAAGAAGTACTTGATTGGCATACATTGCATAATTCAGGTTTTAAGTTTGTAGTGCAAAGTCACCGTGATATGGATGAAATTATGACTGAGTATGTTGATAAGTTTGATATACCAACCGGTCGGGTTTGGTTAATGCCCTGTGCTGGTAGTCGTGAAGAACATATTAGAGTTGCAGCAGATGTTGCTGAGCTTGCTAAAGAGTATCATTTTAACTTTAGTCCAAGATTGCATCTACTTCTGTGGGATAAAGCACTTAAGGTATGAAATTTTGTAAATCGCATGAATGGGTAAAAGTAGATGGGAATATTGCTACTATGGGTATTAGTGATCATGCACAAAATGAGTTAACCGAACTATGTTTTATAGAATTACCATCAGAAGGTAAAACATTCAAACTTGGTGACCCATTTTGTGTTGTTGAATCTGTAAAATCAGCTAGTGATGTTTATTGCCCGGTATCTGGAGAAATTATTGAAGTAAACAATAATGTAATGGATGATCCAAGCATTGTTAATGCAGATGCTGAAGGTGAAGGTTGGTTTCTTAAAATTAAAATGTCAGCCCCTGATGAATATGATACTTTAATGAGTAAAGAAGAATATTTGTCTCTTGTAAGTTAAAAATAATATAATAAATTAATTTATGTCAACCGGATGGAGCGTTCCTAATTTTAACAAAATCCTGAGAATTCTTTATTCGGTAAAGAGGATGGTTTTAGAAAAAGGTTTTAAGTAAAAACATAGATATAGAATAATATGCCTGGTATATTAGTTAAAAATATTAGAAAAATTTTAAATCCACCCACTGAAGAAGATGTAAATAAAAAAAAATTTTATATTTGTGGTGAATTAGGAGATATTATTTACAGTCTACCTTCCATAAAATATTTAGGTGGTGGTAATTTATATATAGGAGGTCAATTTGATGAATTTCCTAATTATAAAGTTTTAGATGAAAATTTAGTAAATCAATTATCTGAAATTTTACTTCAGCAGCCTTATATAAAAAATGTTTATTATTCTGAAACCCTTCCTGATGGTGCTATTGACTTAAATCAATTTAAAAACAGATATATTGATTGGAATAATAACAAATTAAATGTTAATGAAGTTAATGAATTAAGATGTACAAATATTTCGACTCTTTTTTCTAATTTACTTAAAGTACCATCTACTGTTTGTT